CTCTCCGATGAGCATGAGAGTTGTTTTGATCCGTTTCTCTGCCATTGTGAATTATTCCTTTCTTAATCAATAACATACGAAGTAGAAAATGCCCAATACGATGTGGCTTTGTCTGAGTATATTTTCACGATTCCCTGCGTATTTATCATGCCCGTCATAACAACATCGCCCCCCAATGCCACGGGTGCGAAATAAATCGTATCAATTGGTCTGAAATCAGCCGACAGCGTGGTTATGTCTTTGTACGCTCCTGCTGTTAGAGTGAGTCCACTACTACCCGACTCACCTACGACAGTTACTACTTTGCCGCGCCTTTTCGCTTTTGCGTAGTTTTGATAAAACCTAATCCATCCCGTACTCGGATTTGCGTATTGAGCCTCATCGACTTTTATTGTTGATGTTGCCATATCTCTATGGCGTTAGGTTTAAGCCTCGCATCTCACCTCTGACCTCCTTTCGGAAGTCTGCGGAGACAAGCTGATAAACCTAACGCTTGCCTCCTTTCTGATTCTGTGCGGAGCGAGTAATACCCCCCCCGAAGTTTACGATAATCTTTGCCATGTTCCCTCCTATCTTGACTTTGCGAGATATAACGTCAGCGTTGTCGAACCGCTAATCGAACCGCTAACCGTAAGCGACCCGTCAGATGTTGTCACCGTCCAATCGCCCGTTTGAGCTGCTGGCGAACCGAGAACGGAATTAACCACTACCATATCGGACGTGATATTGCTGTTCGTGACGGTCTGAGGCAGAGACGAGAACGACGCAACGTCTAACACTAAAACTTCACGGAGCGTTGCAGCTGATTCCGCTTTTGCCTCTGCTATCGGCTCCGCTACCGACTCCGCTATCGCAGACAACACGGCAGCATCGAGTTTAGTCGTTTCCTCTCCGTTATCGATTGCAAAATAATCGCCGGTACTCGGAGTACCGACGAAACTGTTCAATTCATGTATTTGCATCTTGTCCCCTCCTTATTCAGAGAGTTTGTTTTCGGTGATGTAGTTTCTGATGCTTGTGATTTTCCCTTTCAGCGCAGAGTCAACAGCAAAGAAACTTCCCTTGTTGTTACCTGAGATCATATCGCCTGTGTCGGCATCGATCTCGTCGTAAGTATAAGTGACCCTGTCTCCACCGTTTACGTTCAGTACAGCGAATGATGCAAGCTGCTTAATAGTTGCCATAGAGTAATTCCTCCTGTTCATTGATGTAATTATCTATTAATGATTCCTTATCGATAACCGTATCGTATTCATCAAGGTTTGTTGAGACAGGTTCGTTCCTGATCAACTCATAATCACGTTGTTTCGCCTTGAGTTCCCAAGCGACCTTAAGCCCTGGAGTCCCCTCGATAACGAAGTACCGTTGTTGCTTATCTGCAATCCAGCAATCACCTTCCGCCTCCTTTTGGAGGAACACCTGATATTCTACTTTTTCCGCTATCGTCTCAGAAAAAATATCGTCTATATCCACATAACAAAGACCGTCCGTCCCTAGTTGTGCTTCCCCGATATCACCGAACAGAGGTGTTGGGGTTTCATAGCAATAATTTAATCGAGCGCCATAATTCTGAGTCATTATGACTCGAGGCTTCGTCCCATTAACTATGAGATCGCCAGCGACGTATACAGAATCATCAAAATATGTAGCCTCTCCCACAGAGTTGTAATAAGTGAATCCAGCCAGCGCAAGTCTTGATTCCGTTTCGCTTACAATCAAGTCCCCTCTGTAAGTTTTCAAGATAACTGAGCCACCATCTCCGCCCTGTAATCGAATTACGCCTTTGTTGTAGGTATCCAATTCCCCTTGTTTGTTTGTCGAATCGAGACTGTCATCTCTGTTTCTTATTCGGTAAAAAGAAAGAGACCCCTGATTCATTCTTAATGCACTATAGAACGAACCGTCAGAAGCCGTCCACCTTGTTGTGCCTACAAGGGTTATTCCCTTCTGGTCAGTAGTAATGACCTTATATCCATTTTCGTCATATACAGTGAGATTCCCACGAACATTGTCCAAGCCTCCAAGGGCCAATGTCCCTCCGCTTATTCTGTCTGCCGAAAGACTTCCCGCCGTTATCAAGTTCGCATTGATAATGCCTGTTGTTATCATCGACGCATTGATCTTTCCGTCCTGAGTCAGAGCAATGTCGGAAAATGGCCCCTGATAGCCATTCGAACTATGACCGAGTCCACCCTGATTGAATCGCCATACGTTTACAGCAGTACGCACATCAGGCGTGTCCATTATCAGTATTTCCTCTGGGTATCCTTTCGGCCCTGGGTTCATAACGACATATCCACCAAGCCCGCCTCTGATCAGATCCGTTGCATACTCAATGGCTGCGTCCATCATTGACGTGGTCGGCACGTCTTGCATGATGTTCTCTTTGATGGCCTGACCAAGTGAAGTGCGGACCTCACCAAGCTCGATGCTGTCATATCTGTCTAACAGGACGTTATAAGCGACCTTTACGACCTTCTGTTTGGCCTTTGCAATTCCGACCTGTGGATAATAGACCGAAACTGTATCACAAAGACTGACGCGTTGGAGAGCAGCGTAATCTCTGAATTCCTCTGTCTGTGCGAGTTGGATGAAGTCGACTTTGAGATTTTCGCTCGGCGCCCATGCGTTGCTACGCTCAAACTGTGCGATGGCAGCTGCTCGAAGCTGTGCGACAGTTGGCTCCTCTTGGAACGCTTCCGACATATCCATCGGTACTGCATCGATCATCGTATAAGCGACTTCAATTGGCTCATAATCTTCAGTACGGAGAATGATGAGATTGTGGTCCGTTAAGTATGCGATCTGAGGCTCAATCCCAGAGAATATGATCATCTTCTCCGGCAAAGATACAAAATTACCTTCTGCATCCGCCCAGTACGGAACTATAGCGTTATACGTTCCGCTGTTGTTTATTTCCTCACTTAAGTCGGTCAGATTCTTTGAGTAACGAATCTCAACATCGGAGTCCTGTCCACGATGCGCGTACAGCTTGACCTCGAATCGGTCAAATTCGTATTCACCGGAACCATAGACATCAAGGATGGAATTCTCCTCACCACCGAGCATATTCCGAGCATTCCGAGGAACGTCATTTTCAAAATTCGCCACAGTGGTTTTATCTGTCCAGAATGTAAACGGATTAGCATTGACTGAGTACGCGCTGATGTTTTGAAGTGCTTCCGCAACCGAACTGGCTGCGAATGGCATTACAACAACATCACTCAAGCGATAACTGATATGGTGAGCGCTGAACGTTACCATGCCATTCAGATCAGGAACCGATCGAGCGTAGATCACAAACGGCTGGATGTCGTGCCTGTCATCATGTGTGCAGGCCACGATCCTGCCGATCTGTATCTCATCGAAGTGGGCTCCCGATATCGGATAATCAAACTCGCATTCATAGATTCCGTTTCTTTCTTCGGTAACAACACAACGAGTGCAATCCGTTAACCGGCCCAAGCCGTTCGTTATGAATCGCCTCTCGTCTGCTGTGTATAGAATTGGTATCATGCTATATCCTCCACCAGCGTGGTGTTATGACAACCCGCGAGATTCCCGTCCCAAGCGTTACCACATTGGATCCGGCGGAGAGCACCGGAAATGATTCTCCGGCGTTCTGTATGTAGTCGTTACGGCTCAGCTTACCCGCTCCGACGATTTCCCATGCCTCCTGTGTCTCGCAGTCTATGTATATGACCTGTGTTGTCGGTGCAGATCCCGCAGCAATGGTCAGCGTCTGACTTCCCAGCGTCAGCGTTCCTGCACCCGTTACAACGAGCAACGGCCTTGCATCGAACAAAGTCGGATTCGTGATGGATCCGCTCGCGTTGAATGTCTGTGCCGTTTCACCACTCACTAACCACCTCTGTGGCTTGCAGTCAAATATGATGTCAAACTCCGCTGCCGTACCATAACCGACCGGACCAGCATCCAGCCCCGCTTTGTACATTCCCATGCGGAATTCGTTAGGGTTGTATGTGTCCGTCAGTCTCTTGTAGGTGTATCTCGATGCGAGTATGTTCCGGAACGTTCCGATCTTGTCCGCAAAGTCGCTCTGGCTGTCTGCAAAGCAACCAGCCGGATAAGTGACCTCGATATTCTCGAAGCGTCCCTGATCAATGGCGATCGCTCCATTTCTCCCTGGGACTGTGATCATCTCGACCGTCCGCTCAGGAGCATTGAAGGCAGCCTCACCAGTGATGTAAATACCCATATCAAGACTGTTATTTCCATCAAATGTAAATGAATTAAATACCGCCATATGCCCTTGTCCTCTGTTTCTGCAGCTGTACCAGCTTCTGCTCCACCTTTACCGCGAGAGAATTTACATCCATCCCCTGAGGAGCGTAAACATTTATAGTGACACCGTTCATGCCGTCGAGACGCTTCCACAGCTCATCGAGTGGAAGAATAGCCTCTGCACTGCTTCCCTCGCCTACAAGATGGTTGAACCCGTTGACGCTTGTCAGGAGAGTCGGCTGTGTGAAAATACCAC